TTAATACGCACGACCATTACGCCGCCCATGACCATCCGCAACCGGATCCAGTCCGGTGAACATATCAGGCTGGACTTTACGCAATTCACTGCGGCGCATTCTTGCCAGCACAAATTGAATTTCTCGCACTGATACCCCGAATTTACGCGACAGCTCAAACTGATTTTTGCCGTTGAACTCTTTCCAGATCTGGATTGAGCGCAGCACGGTTGCCAGCGTTTTGCCGTTCGGCACGTAGAAGGGGGCCCCGCCGAAGGTGCGGCAGAACTCGGAGAGCATGACGAACGACAGCATGGGGGATTCGCGGTGCGCCGCCACCACATGCTCGATGGTGTCGAACATGGCGCGCAACTGCTCGCTCCATCCCGGGGCGGTTTCATCGCTCAGCATGCGGTAGGTTTCAGGGTCGATGGCGTCCAGGTCAACGCCTACGCCAAACAGGTCAACGGATTGGTGATCGTGCGCATCTTTCATAGGGCCCCCAAGTGCAGTGCAAACGCCAGATAAAGCAACACCCGGACGATGCCGGGTGTTTGTATGATAACGCAGTGGATCTGGGCGCCCAATTCACGGGCTAGCCCACCTTGTTAGCCGAACAGTAGATGGTGTTTTCAACCCGGCCAAATGTGAATGACCAACCATTTATCACGCCGCTTCTGGTGCTTCCTGACGCTAAATCGCCGGTGTATATCTTTGCCAGCGCCTGCTCGTCTGGGGTTTGCTCACTCCATGATGATGGCATTGCCAGTGGTGCCAGACCTGCAAGGCGCCAGCAGTACCCCTCTGACGTACCAACCTGATCTGATTCAAGGTCAGTAAAATCAACCTTCACAGCACCGCTATTGGCTGAAAGTTTTACATTCAAAATACGATATTTATCGGCATGGCTTGCCAGCTCAACGCCATTCTTTTTGGTCCAGCCATCTACATGCGATGCCTTGAAACTGGCTTTAACATCATCGACAGATGCTGAGGCGCCTGATGATACAAGGGCCATGGCCAATAACACGATCAACTTCATCTCAACTCTCCTTTTCCTGTAGTTCTCTGATTGTCTTGCTGCCATCGATCACCATTATCTGCGCTGGCCGCCAGCCCGGGTTTTCATAGGCTTCGCGGATCAGGTCATAACCAGGCATCGCATCGATCTGGTGGCCGCGTGAAGCGGGGATGATATCGCCGCGCTCGATAATGGCGGCGGTCATCAGGCGGATATGCCACTTCTTCAACGCCTCCAGCACCCGCTCGGCCTGTGCCGAGGTGAGCCACTCCGGTCGCGAAATACCGGCTCCTCCGTTGGCGTTGGCGGTCATTCGCTTGATGTAGCTGCCCAGCGCATCCTCCGAGCCATCGCGCACGAAACCGTCATTGTACATGGTGATCCAGATGGCGCGCACCTTGCGCACCTCCGGCGCCTGCACTTTGGCAGAACTGGGCGGGGAGCGGCGCCCTGTAACCTTGGCGCCCCCTTTGACCTTGAACCCCAGCCCCTTCATGGCGGTGATGACGGCATCGAGCTTTGCCGCGCTCAACCCCTTGGCAGAGCGGGAGCCGGTCACGGACTCCAGCAGGGCGCGATAGTCCTCGTCATCCAGCCCCAGTTCTCGGCGGCCGACCTGCACAATCTTGAGCAGACGTTTGGCATCAGGCTGCATGGCGGCCCCCGTTCATCTGGCAGATGTTGACGAAAGCGGCCAGCGCCTCCGGCTCGACCTGGGCGATAGGGATAAAGCGCAGCGTGCTGTTTCTGACGCGGCCGTGGCTGTGGTTGATTGGCTCCACCTTCAGTTTGTGGATATTGCTGGCATCGAGATAGCCATCATCGCGGCAGGCCTCGATCAGATAGCGCAGCTTGTAGCGGGTCTTGGCGGTGTCTTCACCATAGATGGCGCGCACTGCGGACTCGACCTTGGTCTTTGGATTGGTGGCCATCAGTTTGTCGAGCTGGCGATAGCGCGCCAGATCAGCCATGCCGACGTCGCTCTTAGGCGCAATCATGCCGCGCTCGCGCAGTTGGGCGGTGGCTTCAAACATGTAGTTCAGGCTCAGGCCAAGGCCGATCGCGATATCGCGCACCGGCATATGGCGATAGTCGCGAAAGCCCTTAATCATGCCTGCCAGTTTTTTCAGTTGCTGGTCGGTGATGTCATTCATCGTCTTCATCCTCATCGTCCGCCGAGGCGGTCACAATCACTTTGTTGGTCTTGGGTGGCTGGCCTTCACGCCAGCGCGGTACCGTTTGGTCTAACCAGGCGATAGCGACGCCATCTGCCTGTTGCTCCAGTTCACGCAGCTCGGCTTTGCTCATGCCTTTGTGGCGGCGCTTTGCGTAACACGGCTTGTTGGCTTTGACGTAATTCACCATCCTGCGCTGGTAGCGGGTCAGTGCCATGGCGGTATTTCCTCTTTCGCTCGGCATTACCTTCTGATTCGCAGGCCTTGCAGTAGTGCTGCAGGCCGTCTGGCGCGTTCGGGTGATTGCGCACAGACCAGAAGGCGGTATCTTGTGGCCAGTAGTCGCCGCAGCCGGTGCAGAACTTCTCCAGTCCCATCTCTGCATCCATGCGGGCTTTGCCACTTGCGAGCCGCTTTTGCAGCAGCCCCTCTTTCATCAATGGCGTGTATTCACCGTGCATACGGCCCCCTTGCCATTCATCCCCTGCAGGCGTTCTGCCTCCAGTTCTGCCAGCAGTTGCTCGGCGCCGCGCAGGGCATCACCGGCAAGATCGTGTGCGCGGTACTTTCTGGCGCCCCGCGACAGGGCGATAAAGCGGCGCTGCAGCACCAGCTTTTCCTTCCAATTCAGCGCTATGGTCATCTCGCCATAGAGCCGGTTTAACAGGTTGTTCAGCACTTCTCGGGTCATAGCGTCCTCTCTGGTTTCAGGAGTGGGTTATGACCGGGCCCGGTCGGCTGCTCATCAGTGCCCAGCCACCACGCTGGGCAGACGGGGGAAAGCCCCCGTTTCGCTTGCTGTCAAAAACTGCGCAGAACCTGCTGCCACAACAATCGGTTACTGTTCCTGCATAACGTTCTGGCGTTCTCCTTGCTTGCCTGAGAACCTCTTTCATTGATGGCAATCATCTTGATCTGGTAGCCGTTTTTCCTTCTGGTATCACAATGGCGACGGTCATAGGTGTAGCGACTGACCTTGGCAAAGTTGCTCATCATTGACTGCACCTTATTGACAGCAGGCTTCACTCTCTCGCCATCAAAGCGAAAGCCAGCTTCGACTACATCAAATGCGCTCATGTACTTTCCTTGCTTCAAAAGAAACTGTGCCAGCTGTTCTGTTTTGTTCGTCTTGTGATGTTCCATCTCTCTATCCTCATGGCTGCTCATCAGTGCCCAGCCACCACGCTGGGCAGACCATACCGAGCACCAGCTCGGCATGGTTTCGCTTATCGTTTTTGTGACGAGTAATCGACGGTGACGCTGGCAATATGCTCTTTGTTCACTCTGATGATTGAGGTGACTTCTGCCTTGCCGTCATCCGTCCAGACCATATTTTCCTGCAACGCATCGACCATCAGCTTGTGACCGTCTTCGCCAAGCAGCTCGGCGGCGTTATCGAGGATTGCCTTCTGCTGGCCAACAGCTGCACGCAAGTCGAAGAAGAAAGCATCGAGCTTGTCAGCCGGGATCTTGACCGCGATATCCTTGATGGTGGCGATGGTGTAGCTCTTCTGGTTTTCCATGACTTTCTCCTATGTGTTTTTGACAAAGTGGACGGCGCCGACAACCAGCACGGCCCAGACCAATCCCCACACCACGGCGAGGATGCGAAAGGTGCGGCGGCTGATTTTCATCACGCGGCCCTCTTGCCAAAGCGGTGGATGCAGGTAAGGCAGAACGCGGCACGCTGGCGGGCATACTCCACGTTGAGATGGTTTTTGGCAGCCTTGGCGGCGGCTTTCCACATCTCCAGCGCGGCGGCATAACGCTCTTCACGCTCCAGCTGGGCGGCCTGGGTGGCCAGCGCCAGATAACCGTTCGGGTTCTTTGCGACTTGGTGGGCGATCTCGTCGCCCTTCAACACTGCATTAGCCATGGTGTAACTCCTGTTCAAATGTCGTTTTGTGCTTGTCGTACACGGTGACGATGGAGCCGTTCTTCAAGATGAAATAGGCATCGTCACATTCGAGGATCCGGCGCGGGCTCCATCCCGCCTCGCGCTGCCGGATCCGCCGCAGCTGGCGTTTGCTTGGGCGCCAAGCCCGTGACAGGGCGCCCAGCATCTCCAGTTCGCTGCGGCCGGTACGTTGCACCCAGCGCTCGATGGCGTGGCGGGTGACGTACAGCGGGCCATAGCGGGTTTCAAACTCCATTTGCTTTGGCGTTGTCGATGGCGGTGCGAAGTGCATCACCGGCATTGGTGCCAACAGGCCCGCGCATCACTGCTTCAATCAGTTCTTGCTCGATGTTGGCGGCGAACTCCGGGTACTCACTTTCGAGCAGCGGCTCGCTGCCGAACCCGCATACCCATGCCAAGGCATCTCGCACGCCGTTTTCATAGGTGCCGTCTTCGAAGTCACTGCCATCTGTATCGCTCTTGAACGAGAGCAGACCGGCCAGCAGAAACTGTTTTGCCAACTCAGGGGTGATTGCGTTCATGTCAGGCCTCACAACTTTGCCCAGTCGAGGTTGATCGCCACGTACTTGCCAGACGCCTCGCGCTGGTACAGGCGGATGTATTCCTTCTTGCTGACGGTGGTGATGGCATCGGCGATGGAGTCCATAGCCGCCTTCCACTCGGCATCTTCAATGGCCAGATTGCGCAGGCTGAGCACCTGATTCACATCGATCTTCCCTTGCTTGTTGACGCGAAATGCGTGGTCAACCAGGGCGACAATCTTGTCGTTTGAACCTTCTGACCAGCGCTCGATGCAGGCATCGATTTGCGCCTTGGCAGCCTGGATCCGTTCATCAAAAACTCGATGCTCGCCGATGGCCCGCTCGACCTTCATGGAGCCGTCAAACGAGGTGAGGGTGATGTTGCCCTTGGCACCGCCGTAGGTGACGCCGTACTCGCTGGCGCTGAGATCCAGATAGTCTTCCAGCTCCTGCTGCATCTTGATTTTGGTGGCGGCCATGTGCAGCTTGAGCTCCAGCGCGATGGCAGTCTGGCGGCGCACCACTTCATCGCGCAGCAGGTCGATAGGCTTGATCAGGCTCTGCGGCACCATATGGCCTTGGGCATTGCGGTGCAGGGTTTCGGTCTTGTTTTCGGTGGTAGTGGTCATTGCTTGTTGCTCCTGTTAAGCGGGGAAACCGGCGGCCCGATAGGCCATGTATTCGCTGGCTGCCATATCTGCAGTGCGCTCGAACTCGTCACGGGTGGCGGTTTCACGCCAGTGGACGATGCAGCCGTTCTCGCGGGCGGCGTAGGCGCGGCGGCGCAGGCCATCGACCTGTTCGATGATCTCGACGGCGTTCTTGCGCAGGTCGTCGGTCGGATAGGCGATTTCGATCATCGGACGCTGACGGGCTGCTTTGATGGCCAGCACCTGGCATCCGAACCGGCGCAATTTATTGGCCATACGCTGGGCCTTGATACCGATGGGAGTGGTATGAATGTTCATGCTTGCTCTCCTTGTGAATCACTGTTCATCGGCGCCCAGGTGAGGTGCAGCCGGTCTTGGTCGTAGCTCTGGCGCTGGAGCTTTTCGTCTTCGATAACCACTTCGCCATCGCTCTGCTCCACCACGCGCCCCTTGCGACCGCTGAGCAGGTGAATGTGCGTCCATGGCGCGGTCTTGACGCCGTAGAAGCTGGTTTTTTCCTTGGCTGCGTTCATCACTCGTCACCTTTCCAGTTGAGGATTTCGTCTATCCGCTTCAGGCGCTCTTTTCCGTTCCGTTCGCCAATCCGATCCCATGCCAATTTGCAGTGCGCGGTATGACTTGAAACGTATGGTTTAAGCTCGGTTAGCAGCGCTTTTGCCTTTTCGATAACCGCTGCTGACTCCTCGCATTGACGCTTTAGCTGCTGCATATCTTTTTGGAACTGCCACAGCACGATGTCGCTTTCGTTCCCCATCTCCATCACTCCCCCTCCAGCTCGTTAAACGCATACCGCAGCACTTGCTCTGTCAGCGGCTCGCCGCCGGAGCAGGCCACCGCCAACTTCAGGTTCTTGCTGACCAGACGCAGGGCGCCGGGGCGTTCGCTGATCTGCACCAGCAGGCTGCGCTCGGCATCGCCTTCGATGTTCCAGGCGCTGGCGACGGCCATAACATCAGCCCGCTTGGCCTTGGTCAGGGCGCGCTTCTTGGCGACGCGGGAGTAAAGTCGGGCGAAATCCTCGCTGCGCTGGCCGCCGGTCAGCTGGGTGTAAACGCGGGAGTTGCCGACCAGCACCATGCCGATCCCCACTTCCTCCACCAGAATGCGCAGCTCTTCCAGCGTGGGGCGGTCGAGGTGGTCCGCTTCATCCACCACAATCAGGCCCTTGGTGTTGAGCAGGCGGCGGCGCAGAGCGCGGGCCAGCGGGCCACGCAGGCGGGGGGCGTTCTCCATCCCCAGTTCCATGGCCAGCTCATACATGCATTCGGTCATGGTGCTGCGGCTCGGGGAGGTGGTGATCACCCAGACGTTGTTGTTCTGGCGCTGGAACTCGCGCAGGGCGGTGGTTTTGCCCACGCCAGATATGCCGTGGATGATGACGATGCTCTCGGTAGCCAACGCGTAGTTCATATCCGCGATGATCTGTTTGGCGGTCTCGGTCATCACAAAGCCGGGATCGCGCGGGGCATCGGCGCGCTGGTCGCGGGCGGTCAGCCAGTTGGCCAGCTTTTGCATCATCGGCGCCGGGTCGGCCTTGTAGTTGCCGTTCAGCAGCTGGTTGATGGTGGAGGGGCTGACGCCGACCTCTTTGGCGATCTGCGCCTGGGTGACGATGCTCTGTTCCAGCAGCGCCTTGATGCGGGTGATGGCATCGGTATTGCCGGCTTGGTCGAGTGCGACTACATTGGTCATTGAATTACTCCTTTCAGGCGGCCCGTATGGCCGCTTTTTTTGTGGTTTAAATGCCGGTTAAATCCGGTTTTTCTGTTTTGCAGCCATGGCTGCGGCGGCCTGTTGAAAGCGGGCCTCAAAGTCGATTGCGGGTTCTGCTTCACTGCGCGGTGTGGCGACCGGCTGGGTCATCGGCTGGATGGCCACGGCGGCATTGCCAATGCTGACCGGGCGCACCATCTCGACCACTTTGGCCTCTGGCGCCTCTTCGTCGCTGATGCTGGGCAGCAGCGCGGCGGCCTCCATCGCTGACATACCTTTCTTGGCCAGTGCGGCAGCCTTGTTGTGCTTGACGAAATTGGTGCGGGCGCGCTTGTGCTCGCGGGCTTGCTGGGTATCCCCGAAGGCGACCTTCTCCAGACACGCCGCTTCGCAGATATGCAGGCCGTTGAGGGTGGTGACGATCACCGCCTCGTGCAGGCGCTGCGGGTCGAACCGCGCCACTACCTTCTGGCCCTGATACTCGGCCAGCGCTTCGTGGTAATACCGGTTGCTGCGGTTGCGGATGGTGCCGCCAGATTCGAGCTTGATGGTGCCGTGCTTGCTGACGCGGCAGGCTTCTGACTGCAGCATCATCATGGTCAGCTGTTCGGTGGTGGCCTTGCGCACTGCGGCCTGGGCATAGCTCTGCTCGAATGCCTGGTCGAAGCTCATCACCCCACGGCAGGCCTCGGTATTGCGGCCCAACTTGCCGTTGTAATGGGCCACGCCCTCGGCAACCACGCGCAAAAACTCTTCGGCATCCACCGCCCGTTCACCATAATTGTCTGGCTTGGCCATCGGGTTAGGGCCGGTATAGCAGCCAGACAGAGCGGGGTGCTTGTCGATGATTTCATCCAGACCGCCCACGCCGAAGGCGCGTTCGATCGGCTTGGCCTGACCGTGGCCCTTGCCCAGCAGCACGCTGGACCAGTGCAGCTTGATGCCGAGCATGGGGATCATGCCGAGCGGGTCATCTTCCTTGACCTTGAAGCGATAACGGTTGGCAACGCCGCCGGTCATCCATTTGTTGGCCGCCGCCCGGGTGTTATCGATGGTGATTTCACGTGGGATGCCAAATTTGCTGCACACATCCATCAGTGACAGGCGGATCGAATCGGTGTTTTCACTGATATCGGTGCGCCAGCCGATGATTTTTCGGCTGTATATGTCCTGCCAGAACCATGTTTTCGGGCGCAATATTTCGCCGTTAAACCACTTCACGAACACGTTGTGCAGGTAGCCATCGCCGTTAATCCAGCTCATGGCATCAAGACCTTCGATGGTGCGCTCCTGCGGCGGGTAGAGCTGCATCATGGCGTGCTCACCCTCGCGCAGCATGACCTGCTGGGCGTGCGGCACTTCCAGATCCAGGCGGCGCATCAAGCTGGTAAGGCTAGGAACTACCAAGTCACGCTCACCGGCAGCCAGCTTCAGGCGCTCGTAACAGCTGGCGGCAGTAGGGCGCTCCCGACGCAGGTAATCCGCCTTGAAAATTTCCCATGCCAGAATGCTGATAGGAGCCAGTTTGTTACGGCGTTTTTCAGTCGCAGACTGCTGGTGTTTTGGCACCAGAACCGCCAGCCAGTCGCTATCGTCGAAGCCTTTCACGGCGGCGCAGTAGCGGCGCAGGGTCGGCAGGGCGATATCAAACTCGGCAGAGATATGTTCGTAGGCCTGCATCAGGGTGCTGCCACTGGCAACCAGCGCATGCACAGCCTGCACCGCCTTGACCCGCTCCTTGGCTTTGTCGTGCGCCTTGTCGTTGGCCTTGCTCCAGTTGGCCCACAGCTGCTCTTTGCAGTAGCGCGGGGCCTTGGGCTTTGGCAGATCCAGCGTCATGCCGCCGACCTTGACCTTGCCAGACTTGCGCAGCAGGGCGGCTTGGACGGTGGGTGGCAATATGCTGATGTGGTATTCAGTCGCCTTGCTGCCTTCGCGTTGGCGGGATTTGTCAGGGTTGCCATCGGCCAGCTTTTGCAGGCTTTTGAGCATTCCTCTGGCTGTTGTTGGCATGCCTGGCAATCCGGCATTGGCCAATTCAGACGCGATGAACCATTCCATGACGTCACCCCGCCTCTTTCAGATTCGGGTAACGGCTTGGCCAGATCTCTTGCACCGGCATACCAATCGCGGTGGCAATGATCTTTTCGCCTTTCGGCCATGGATTGCGCAGGGCGTTCGCCAAGGTGGTTGACGCCAAGCCATGTTCACGACTCAACGCGCTGACGCTTGTTCCTTTTTTTCTCAGGGCGGCAATGATGTCGGCGCGGTGCCAATCCTGTCGCTCTGTTCCCATTTCTGGGAAATTCTGGGATGATTCTCTATTACTCACTTTGGTAACTCTCTGTAGTTACTTAACTTGGCAATAGTGTTGATCAACAAAAGGAACAGATCAAGCCCTAACTGTTCCTTTTCATAAAAATGTTTATAGCCATCACATGCAGGTGAAACAGGAAAAAGAACAATGACTTACGAAGAAAAGGAACAGGAAGGCGAGAAAAGGAACTCAGTTCCTTTGCCTGCTATAGGAAAAGGAACTGGTTTTGGTGAGCGGTTGTCGTCCCTGATCGGACATGGGAACGGCAGGAAGTTCAGCAGAGAGACGGGGATCTCCTACTCAAAGCTGCACAACTACCTGAGCGGGGTCAGCCTGCCCACCCTGGATTCACTGGTGACGCTGGCCGAGGCGACAGGCGCAAGCATTGAGTGGCTGGCCACAGGGAAGGATGGGGCTGGATACATTCAGGAGGCTGCCGCCAATTACTGTCACACCGATGCATTCACGGACGAGTTCGCGCTGATCCCGGGTTATAGGGTGCAGGTGTCAGCAGGGCATGGGGCGCTGACACAGGGCGAGCTGGAGCCGTGCAGGCATCTTGCATTCAGGCGTAAGTGGCTGAGATGGCGCGGGTTTGACGAGAAAGAGCTGGCGATCGTCTGGAGCAAAGGCGACAGCATGGAGCCCACCATCAGCAACAACGACACCCTGGTAGTGCATCTTGGCCGAACGCGGCCGGTGGATGGCCATATCTACGTGGTGCGCAACGATGACCAGCTATGGGTCAAGCGCCTGCAGGTGTTGCCAAGCGCCTGGCTGCTCCTGAGCGACAACAAGCACTACCAGCCGATCGAGGTGCCGAAGGACGAGCAGCACACCTTCGAGGTGATCGGTCAGGTCGTACACATCGCCCACGATGTAGGAGAGTGA